TACCCACGCACAGGCGCAACGCCTGCCATGATGCCCATGCCTTGGCGCTGTTGAGGCGTCTGGAACATTGGCCTGTTCATGATATCGCTGTACATCATGCCTCCTTGGTTCATGAACACGGGTTCGAGTTCGGCTGCGCGATCTGAATAACCGTCGGGCATTACGGCTGGTGCCTGATTCATGGGTCTCGGAGTAACTTTACCAATGTTGAAACGAGCCATGTCTGCTCGGTCGAATTCGGCTGCGCGATCTGAATACCCCATGGGCTGTGGCACGCGATTGAATGCGGGTTGCCCTCTCCCTTGGTCTACTAACCCAGACCCAGGCATACCCGGCTGTAACCTGCCCCCAAAAGTTTTGCCGCCTTGTTGCTGACCAAAAGCTTGTCTCTCTGCTTGGCTGACCGCGCCTACAAATTGGCTAATTTTATTTTGTTGTTCTTCTGCCATAGGCCCTATGTATTTTTGGCCCAAGTAACCTTGGTAAAGTTCCAAGGGATTTTGCTGCATGCCTCGCATTTGGTTTTGCATTTGCATGAAGTTTCTTTGCATAGGAGATGCCACGGGCGGAATCCTCTGATCTCCGATAATACCCGTTTTGTAAGATCCAGGCCCCATAGTCGTCTGACGCCGTGGTCGAATCGAATTAGCAAAAGGCGATTGCATTTGCGCAAGTCCAACTATTCCGCCTTGATTCATTCTGTTCGCCTCCGACAAAGCAATCGCTATGGCTTGCTTTGGATTTGTTACCTTTCTACCCGAACCGCCTGATTTGAGAGAGCCATCCTTGAACTCTCCCATGACCTTGCTGATCTTTCTCTCACGCCTAGATCGTTTCACGGCTGCGGTTTACTTTGGAGTAATCAACACGATAGTAGCCATCGTCGCCTACAACGACTGCACTTGGATCAACTGCCTTGAGTTCTTGCGCAATCACACCTTCAGTTGGGTCATCAATGCCCATGGCCTTAGCCGTGTCATTCCAATCCCATGTGTACCAGCCTACGCCGGGTTGAACGTCATCAACCTTCATTACGTTTTCTTTGAGGCGTATGTCAGAGACATTAAAAAGACTTCCAACCGCACCAGCGACATTGCCTAAGAAGTTTCCGATTTGCCCAGCTTTTGCCGCTTTGCTTGGCTCTTGATAAGCTCCTGCCTGGCTAGTGCCCATTTGATATCCGCTCGTATACTGAGGCATAAATGGCGCGCCACCTTGCAACAACGCTTGGCCACGCTGCAGTCTCATGAACGGTTCATCAGCCATCTGAGTAGCTGCCTTGTACTGCGCATCAAGACCTGCTTGCTGTATGCCTCTACCCGTTACCCCTAACTGATTAAGAGTATTAATCTGCTTGCCCAGCATCTGTTGACCTTGTTGGCCAAGTCCTGCGATGCCTGCTGCGGCTGCGCGTTGAGCGCCTGTGCCTTGACCAAACGCCTGCAGCGCAGTGCCAAACTGATCTTGCGTAAGACCGCCAAGACCTTGTCCTGCTCGTGCGAAGCGATCCATCTGCTGGCCAAACACATTTGACCCAAGCTGTTGGCCCTGCATGCCTAACTGACCCATGCCTTGAGCGATGTCTGCTCTCTGACCTGCAAGACCTGCTTGTGCTTGTGCTCCCTGTAAACCAAGGGCACCACGCTGTTGAGCAAGAGATCCCATGTCTCTGCCTGCCTGCATACCCATTTGACCAGCTTGGCCAAGTAATGAGCCAATGCCTTGTTGTCCAGAAAGACCAAGCTGTCCGCCTTCAAGCGCACCTCGTTGAGCTAACTGCTCTGCAGTTAAGCCTAGCTCTCCCGCTCTTCCTGCGGCTTGTAAGGACGTTCCTGCTCCAGCCTGACCCATTGACCCAGTGAGTTGCGCGGCTTGCTGACGGCGTGCTTGCGCGTTCTCAAACGATTGTTGTGCCTGCTGTGCCGCTTGCTGAAATCCTTGTGATCGTAACTCAGCGCCTGTCTTGGCTTGTTGCTGTAGTACGTTACGACCAATTTCGGCCTCTTGTATTGCGCCACGAGACCCACCAAATGCGCCTGCTTGTATTTGTTGCGCTCTGGCGTCTTGCTTTTGTTTCTCGCCCAACCTAGCAATTTCTGCTTGTTGAGCATCGATTACTTCTTGTGTGAAGGGATCTTGGAATTTAGCTATGCCTGCTGGGTCAAACTGCTCACCAGTGCCTGCAAGTCCAGCAATGCCCTGCATGGCTGTTTCACGGCCCATCTGACCAGCAGATCGCAAGTCTGCTCCAGCCATCTGAGTTTGTTCACGCGCTCTTCGTGTGGCTTCCGCTGCACCCGTTTGAGCGCCACCAACTTGGCCCTGAATACCACCAGCTGCCTCTGTGATGCCCGCTCTAGCAGTGCCGCTCGCTTCAGCTATGGCCCGCTCAGCATCAGACATGCCTGATTGTGCGCCACCTATGATCGAGGGAATGCCTGCTCCTGCTTGTGCGATATCTCCCATCGCAGCTTCCATGCCTCGTCGCGCATCTTGATCTACAAATCGCTCACCCATGGATGGGTCATACTGGCCTAAGCTTTGTTCGTATAAAGCACGCGCTCGTGGGTCTGCAAACAAACCAGCAGACCGCGGATCAAACCCTTGTCCTGAACGCCTAAAGAGTTCTTGTGCTTCTGCTAGTTGTCCACCAAAACCACCCAACCCCTGCGCAGCATTACGCGCTTGAATTTCTTGTGGCGACAGACCAGCCACTTGTTGAATGGGAATAGGTATGGGCTGTCCCATCATGCCCAAGCGGCCTTGAGATGGGTCACCAAAGTATGTATCTAGAATGTTTCTAGTTGCCAACTCCATCGCTGGATCGGCATACGTTTGCCCAGCACTAGGAAGAACAACAGGAAGAGTATCATCAGTTTGCACTGTGCTGCTCTGTAAAAGATTCATAACCATGACTAAGCCTTCCTCATCGCTTGCTCGCCTGCCTTCTGTAAGGCATACATCATGCGAGCGCCTTTTCGTCTTTGCTCTTCTTTGCTGCCATTAGCACCATTTAACTTTCCAACACCACGAACCGCTTTGGCATTTACAACAAACTCGCCATCGCTAAGCATTGCAGGAATATCATCAGATGTCTCTGTGCCTGGGCCAGATATCGGGCCATTCATACGAGGAAAATTGACATCGCCGCCTTCTGCAAGAGCCGCTAATCCACCGTCTTGCATGCCTCCAGCCATAGTCGCCAGTTTAGCAATCTGCCCAATGTCTGGGCCATCAGATGAACTCTTGTTGGGATCTCTGCCCGCGCTTGGATTTGACTTCATGCCTCCTCTATTTTTCATAATTAAGGCAATCAGTTCTTCTTTGGACATGTTTTTAAGATCAGCAGGAACTTGAGATGATGAGCCGCCAGCCAATGCGGAAGAAAACCCTGTCAATCTGCCGCCTAAATCTGACATCATGTTTCCAAATTTTTGCATGCCTGTTGGTTCAGAGGCAGGCGCACCTCCATACAAATCCATTCCTCCGGGCATGCCGCCACCGCTCATTTGCACGGGTATACTGGCAATACCACCATCAGCCATGGTCATCATGACGTTGTCGCCAATAGAGTCTTGAATGTTTTGAAGATCGCTAAGACTTAGTATCCCGCCAGGGGCGCTGCGAGAAACAAGCAAGTCTTCATTTGAGAAAGCTCTTTCACGATTGTCTGCTGCAACCTCCAGCATCTTATCGTCGCCAAAAATGTCATCGTAATCTTCTATCTGAAACGGGCCGCGACGAATAGCTTGTTCTAATTCAAAATCTTTGAACGCATCAGCCATTTCATCTCGCCGCTCAAAGTTCATCTCGTTAGCTCGTTCAATAACTTCAGCAAGAAGCAATGCATTCTCTGCTTCAATATCAGCAGGATCATCTGCTCTGCCCACATCTATTGCAGGTTCAGACTTATACAATTCAGAAGTGCCGCCGCTTGCTGGGGGCGTTGTGGCTACAGGAGGGGCTACGTTTGCTTGTGGGTAGAACGCTGTGGTTGTGCCCGGAAGGTTGGCATATGTCATCCCAGGTAGGCGTTGATACGCCATAGACTGCGCGTATGGGCTTACCCCGCCACCTAAAAAAGCTGATGTTTGACTAAACCTAGGATCTTTTGTAGCTAGTGGAGAATCAGGAAATCTTTTAAATCTAGCATCATCAGATAATATGTCAGAAGCTCGCGCCCTACCTGTGGTTTGCAAGCGACTTATTTCTTTGCTCGACTCTGGTTTTTTTCCCATATCAGTTACTCACCTGCTTAACACTTCCATCGCCGTCTGGCTTGTCTGAGCCTAGAGTTAGGATCTTTTGCTGCTTTTGGAAACTTCTTCATTTGCCCTGCAGATCGTGCGCAAAAAGACTTTCTACGCGCTGCACGCTTACCTGTAGGCTTNTNCTCCGTCACAGCAGTCTGGAGTTTACTACCAGGATTGGCTTTACGATACGCTTTTACACCAGCTTCTGTCATGCCAGCGCCTTGTTTTGTAGGGCGAAAGTTCTTTTTATTGCGCTTCGGCATGTTATCGGGGCGTCTTTTCTTAACAGCGCCTCCGTTTGAAAACTCTTCTGCGTATCGTCTAAACATCAGGAGTACCTAGTTCTCTTGCGTCGATCAGACATAACAGCGCCACAACCCCGATGGTTACGACGAACTTCTCCACCATCTGCTTTCTTTACAATGGTCTTTACGTTTGTTGGCTTTCCGCCCACACCTTGTGCCTTAGCGCGCTTTCGTTTGACGGCACTACGACGCTCGCCTTCAGTCATTTGATTGGCTTTAGACCGCGGCACACACTTTGGATACTTGCGCTTTGAACCTTCAACTTTCTTTCGTCCACACGCTTGGAATTTGCCATCTTTCTTAGGCGCGCCAATATCTACCCAATCGCCTTTTGAGTCTGTTTTTGAAAACCATTTGGTTAGGCTCATGCGATCTTAGTGGGCTTGCGCTTGTTGGGCAGCATGCCACTGAATCCTCTAGGGTCTATTACACGAGCGCGTTTAGCGGCAAATCCGCCAGCGTTCATGTTTCTTGGCTTCGGGCCTTTGAAGTCTTTACGCTTCACGCCAGAAGGATCTTTAATTTTTCCTGCACAGATTTTGCTGGCATAAGCATTTGCATACGCAGACGGGTATACCTTGAACTTACGCTTGGCTGCCGCCTTGCCTCTTGCACATAGTTTTGTCATGAACCTACACTCACTACGATTGCTCCTTCATTAACAACTTGAACAGAACCAACCTGACCTTGTGCTTCTAATGAAAGATTCGCGCTGGTTAAAGTAATCCAGTTATCGCCATCATACACTTGCAAAGCATTTATAGTCGTGTTCCAGATTAGATCACCAGCGTTGAATTTTAAAGTATCTCTTTTGTTTTCAGTAAATTGCGCTGTTGCGTCTGGATCAAAGGCATCCAAGCTTATTTCTAAAAGCCGAACCGCCTTGTTAAAAGTAACGCCATTTACATTAGCGTTGGCATTAACAAACGGTAATCTGCCTTGTAGTAACTTGCTCATCGCCGCCCATTAGGCTGTATATCTAAACGGGTGCCACCAATTCTAAACCCAACACCCGTGCGAACACCTGTCGTGCCGTCATCATCAGACTCAAATCGCACAACCGCTTGGCGCGCTCTAGCTCGAGTATCTACTTTGGTGGTGGTGCTGGTGATCGTGGACGTTTGATCCGTGGTNAATGTGTTACCTGGGAAGTTTCTTGCCTTCAACACAAAGTTTATTGTTTGGTCTTCACCGTCACCTGTAAACTTCACATCTGGTATACACCTACGCACAAACTGAAAGTCTTCNCCTTCTCCAATATCAAAGTCTGCGCTCTCAATAAACACGTTGTCCATTGGAGAGCCATCGTCATCAAANCCAGTTTCGTGCTTGTAGATCAANTTGCTGTTGCTGTCTGATCCNTATGCTGCAGCCCTAGGGAACGACTCTATGCCCTCATCAAGCCAAGCTGTGCGAGANAGCTGGCCAATAGACCAAGTTTGTTCTAGATAGTTGTAGGCNACATAACGATTAACTACGTCTGAATCTGANGAACAATAGAACCAACCAACCTCATCAAACTGTTTGTTAACAAACCCNAAGACTTGGAATGCTTGGCCTTCATTTAAGTCATCAAACACATAAGAATGCACGCTACAAGACAGTGGNTGAACCGCTCCCTGGTACGAGTAAAAGCCNTTCTTGTCCATCCAAAATACGCCAGATGGTGTATTCACCACAGCGTTAGGCCCAATCAAGCTCACACCTTCATTGATNAAGTTCAAGCCAAACGTTAATGGAGGCCCAATAAACTGCAGGCTATACAGCGCAACGTCAGTCCATATAAGCGTTTCCTGTCTTGCTCTAAGGCCACCAATAATTTGTGAGCCAGCTGAACAGCGCAGTGAACCTGCGGTGTTTGTGGATAATGGTTCCCACTCAGCAGCATTCTCTTGATCGGAGAAAGCAACCAGCAGTGGGTCAACAGACCCAGACCTAGCGCCACTAACAATTGGATCTGCACCTAGAACGATCGCGTGTCTATCAACATCAGATACCAGCACCTGTAACCCCACAGTTGGGGCAAGATTAGCGCCAGTTAAAGATGTTAAAGGAAGCGCCCTAGAAGAGAAGCTTGTGTAGTCCCAGTAGAAAATGCCACCACCTCGCACACAAGACAGCAAGTCTTCACCGAATGAATCCAGCGACCATAATCTCAATTGATTAGATGCACTGATTGCGCTTGTAGAACCCCAGCCACCAGCACCCCAGGCACCAGCGCCAAAACCTGAACCAGCAACAAACACATCTAAGCCGACATTGATTTGATAAGACCCATCAACACCCGAACCGCCATTGCCTGTATCAGAAGCGTTGGCTGTAACAGCAGCGCCACTCGTGTCTTTTGCTGTAATCGTGTAGCTGTTTGTGTCAACGATAGTGGCTATTTCGTATTCTTGATTTAATACTTCAGCTGTTATGTTGCCGCCCAAGGATACAGCGCCAGATATGGTGACAAAGTCTCCCTTAGCCGCGCCATGGCTTGAATCTGTAACCGTAAGCGTAGAAGAGCCATTTACAGCAGCAAACGTAATGCTGTTTGTAGATGTTTTTCTTATGGGGGTGATATCGTCGTAGCCAGCGCCCTCCTGTATGTACAGCTTGGT